ATATTTTTATCAGTTTGCTTCAACACAACTGTAATATACAACAAATATTTGATATTACCAAATATTTACATAAGTATTTTACTCAGAAAACCAAGAATCTGGTATTTCTTTATCCGCATACTTAAATCCGTGTTTATCACACCAATCTGCGTAAGTTGTTTTAGATTTTTTGTTGATTTTATTCTTAGAATTAGAAAATACGAATCGTATATCTAAATTAGGGTTTTGTTCTTTTACTAATAGATGTTTTTTTCTATCTGCAAGAACAAATCTACCCTTTGTTTCTACTATAATATCATTTGGTAACTTAAAATCAGGATTATAAGTGTGTTCAGAAGCAGGTATAGTATAAGCCACTTTTTCTGACTCATATTGAACTTCAATTCCTTTACCCTCGATTTGATTGGAAATATTTTCTTCAAGACCTGACTTAAACCCATACTTTTTTGCAACCCACTTAGGATTGTTCTTTTTTGTAACTTTTTTCTTAGTCATTAAGTTTATTTCTTAAGTGTATCTGAGTATTTTTTCTCATTAATTTCACCACCTCTTCCTGTTTTGAATTTAGCCGCAGTTAATACTTGCTCATCCGCTTTTTTCAAATCATTAGTAGTGTATGGTGTTTTTGCATTTACACCCGCGTCAAATCCAATTTTATCAACACCTAGTGCTGATTGTTGTGCTTTGTATGTTTCTAAAATTTTAGACATATCTTTTGTTTTAGTATAAATATAAATTATGTATCAAAACGAACAATAAAATTAACTGTCAAATCATTCTCCGATTTAATTGGTTGTGGTAATTTTGCTACTGCCAATAAATCACAATCATCATCATACAATCCAATTGTTGTAATAAATGGTGCTAAGAATGAGCCAGTAGAATCTACCGATGAACTTAATTCCCAATGTTCAAATCCACCACTAATTGCAGAATTTACCGAAGAACCAAATCTACGGTCTATAATTTCACCCGTTTCTGTTATTACTTTTTTACGAATATATTTTACTGGCTGAGTAGTGTATATTTTTTGAATTCTATTATCTCCATCGGTATATTGTTCACTTTCTCCACCAATTGTAATAACTGCAGTTGGATTGGTTGATACATTAAATTCATCTTGCTCACATATTAACAAATATTCATGTTCGTAAATAGTTTCTGTGGATTTATATTGAACATCCCAACTTCCTGTTAATTTTGAATTTGAACCACTTGTTATAACAATTAATCCATGATTATAAAATACATTTCCAATTCTTTGAGTACTTCCACTTAACAGCAAATTACTGTATTTATCATCTACATATTTTATACCAGCATCATCCAATAAGACCGAACCTTTTTTTATACCATCTCCTACACAGGATTGTGGTATTGATATTACTTTTGCAGAACCACTTAAAAATCTTTCAGGATTAGTAGTATTATACACATTTGTTTTACTTCCCAATCTATAAAACGGGTCATCCTCTTTACCATTATAAAATTGTGCTCTAAGCTGACCAAATACAGAATATTTGTTATATACTGAGCCACTTAATAATCCAGTAGTAATTGTATTTGCATCATTTGATGTATAGTTTCCATCAACTGCTTCTAATAGGGTTACTCCTGCAGAAGTTTTATCCCATTCCTTATACGCCTTGAATGGACGTATACTAATATCTGACTTAGGTATTCTTTTTAACATATCGTATATAAATATCTCTTAAAGTAAAAACCCAACCTTGTGGGGTTGGGTTAATTTATTTTTAATATTCTCCGATTAGAAATCTAATTTTACTTTGATTGCAATTTCTTTATCAAATGATTTTTCAATTGGTTTAGAAGTTTTTGCTACTGCTAATAATTCGTTTGCATCATCATATAAACCTACTGAAGTGATATACACTTTAGGGTCTCTTTCAAATGTTGATTGAACAAATTGTCCAACTGAACCCGTTACAAATGTTGGATTGTTTGAGAAGTTAAATTCTCTATTGTTTGCTCTTACAAAATAATGCGATGTAGAAACATTTTCAGTTCTACGAGCTTGGAAATCAGCACCCAAATTAATTGATTTGAATAAATTGATTGAACCAGTTGTGTTATGATATACGCTAGTAGCTGAAGTAGTTGCTCCTGCCAAATTACCACCAACAGATGCACTTATTGCAGAAGGATTTAATAAGATAACTCCCATATCCGGATAGAATAAACCATATCCTTGTCCGTTTGATGCAGTATAAGTACTTATTGAAGATGTTAAAGCAGAACCAATATTTAATGAACCACTAACAATATTATAAACTCTACCCGCTGTTGTAACGTTTTCATCAGTTCCACCACTATCATCAATTAATGTAATTAAACCAACTGAACCAGAAAGTTTTAATGAAATATTACCTGGATCCAATCTTTCTTTATATCTTGCTCTATTTACGTTAATTGCGTAAAAATTAATTAAATCATGTCCACCTGCAGTTGAACCACTATATACACTAAAGTAAGGGTCAGCAGAATCTAATAATACATTTCTAAATTGGTTATAAACCGCTTTAGTAGGCATTGTAGATGAATCATCTTGTGTTAAAGTAGGTGCACCGTATCCGTTTACATCACCATACGCGATTGAAAATTGTACTTCTGCTGTGTCTAATGATGGTGCTGCATTGTAAACATCAATGTAGTACTTACCGCTAACATCTGCAACTTGTGTTGATGAAGTATACGCGATGGTTAATGAACCGGTATCACCGCTCCATATTCCAGAAGTTACTATTTCTGTTTTGTTAGTTACTTTATCAATTGCACCAAATTTTTTATAAATACCATTTGAAATAGTATTTGTATCTGCACTAATCTGTTCTCCTTGTCCTAAAAATAGGTTTACGATTCTAACTAACTCGTTAGTATCTACTGGAGTACCTGTTGTGTTTGCAGCTGTTGCTAAGTATTGTGATAGATTACTTGCTAAAAGGGCTCCTCTATTGTCTCTTATTAATGCCATAGTATTTTATTATTGAACGTAAGTTACGGTTACTGGAATAGTTTGTGAACCACCCGTTTCATTACCATAAACTGTAATAGTTGTTCTGATAGTTGAAGTTAATGAACGGTTAGGAATAAATTTGAAAGATAAACCTTTAGCGATTGCTGCTGTTGCAGATACATCATCACCAATAAATACTGGTACTGAACCAACATCTGATGTTACTCCTTCTCCTACAATATCACCTGCGTTTTTATTTGCTAATAGAATAGTATATCCTAAACTTCTATTACCCGCTGGAGATGTAGTTGGAGATAATGCAACTTCACCACTTCTTTGATTTACTGAAACGTTAGGAACACCAAATTCTACAACAGGAATTCTAGTTGTGCTTTTTGGTAATGTTACTAACTTATATTTCATCACCTGTGTTTCATCAGGATTAGCTTCCAATACTGGCATATTTTTAATTGCCGCATCATAATAAGCTGAACCCAATGGGTGAGCTGGTTCATATAAACTGTAATCAATCTCATCATCTGCTAAAGCAAATTGAGTGATGTTAATTCCTCCACCTGCTGCTAATTTTTCTCTACCCTTTTTGGTAAGAATAGCATCAACTGTTAATTCGGTGTTACTTAAATATCCCATAGTATTGTATTAATCGTTTGATATAAATATAAATATTTTAAAATTCCGTTATTCTACTTCCAAAATTGGTTCACTTGCATCTCTACCTGCTTTATTTACTCTTAGAGTATTAGGGTTAGTAGTAAATGTTTCAATAGGAGAACTACCATCTAAAGTAGTTGCTGCAGTATTTTTTGAACCTCTAAAGAAAGAATTTTCTAATCCTCTTGTTAAATCTGAAGTTTTTCTATAATGGGTTGATAAATATCCATTTAAAGGAGTTACACTAACAATACTTCCAGTTCCAGCGTTTATTGTTTTTGAACCGGAAAATGGTTGAATGTTTAAATAGGTTTCATAATATACCGATGAAGTTAATTCTACTCCACCTCTTTCATCTCCTTTGCCACCAATTACAACTTTATATTTAACAATATCTCTTTGCTTTTGTTCTTTTATTAAATCAACTTTAATTCTTTCTTTTTTAGTTACACCATCCGTATCAATATATGTTCTAATAGCGTATCCGTTTTGTCCATAAATACCAAATCCTATGGTTTCATATGGAGTTTGTCCAATTATTATATTTGAATTAATAATATCAATTTCAGTTAGTATTGTTGGTTCTGCCAATCCTGCATCAATTGATGCAGTTTTTTGATAGTATTCTGATGTTTGAACGATATCATAGTTTATAACAGAATCGTATTGATACGAATCGGATACTATTCTATCAACAGAAGCTGTATAGATTATTCCCTCATATTGATTATTTTCTCCAGAAATATTTTCACTTAAGTCTGCATCTATGAACGCTTCTTTTTGAGCGTTTTCTGCTAAAACAAAAGTAGTATCATCATAATGTATGTCAACATTATATTGTTCATTTTCTGCAGTAGGTTTACTCTTTGCTATTTTACTTCTTTCTAAGAAATGTGGTTCAATTAATAAACCGGTAGTTGCTTTAACTCTTGCCGGCAACATCTTTTTAATATCATCAAACATAGATTTCTCATATAGTTTGATTAAGTTAATATATTCGTAGATATCTCTACCATCAAATCTTTGGAAATAATAATGTCTTAAATCATCCAATCTTTTGTATGTATCTTTGTACCTATCTGATGGATCACCAATATAGTTATCTAAGTTCAGTCCACCTAAAGATTTAGCAATATCAATATTCAACTCTTTTGTAGGAGAGAAGAATAAACCAACTCTATTTGAATCCGTTGGTGATTGGTCAAATGCTTTTTTAGTTGCTCTACTTTTAACAGATAAATCAACACCAGTACTTCCAGATATTTCTTGTCCTGTTAAAGTATATTGTTTTTCAAAACGAACTTTATTTGTTGAATAACGAGATGAACCCGCATCTGGCATTTCCAAAACAACTGTTCTATCTATAACTTCAAATTGATATGGGTAAGTATAAGATGCTATAAAATTATAAGCAGATGCACTAAAAGATGCCGATGGATTTACCGAATATATAGTATTTCCGATACTTTCTTCATAATCATTTCTTGTAAGACTTCCACTAAAATATATGTTTGTATCAACGTTTATTAAAGAAGAACTAACTGCTAAATTTTTTGGATATTCAAAATCTAACCTAAAAAATAAATCATCAGTTGAAGCTGATACGTGATTTCCATTAATCATTTCTGGAAATGAAACGTGTTCAAAGAATCTTTCTTTTTCTAAAGGAGTACTCCATAAACGGAATTCATCTAATGTACCAACAAAATTATTACCCAATCTAATATTTGAACCATTATTCCAATCAGATGATGTTGCTAAAATAGAAGATGAATTTGATTCTTGAAATATACTTCTTTCTTTTTCGGCTTGTCTAACGTTCAATTCAAAATTATGATAACTTCCACTAATCTCTCTACTAACTTCTATACCAAAAAATTTATTATTAAATATAGGTAATGTAGATGATGAAATAGAATTTGAACCTGAATAA